ACACAACCACTTCGCGAAAGAGCATTACGCTATCTTTCAGTACGATTCGGTCACCGAAACAAGGGATATGTTCAGGTAGCATCGTGATACTGATCGTAGCTTCGCGATAACCTCCGTGAATCGCGTTGAGGTACTCGCCTGTAGCACTGGTTAAGATCGCGTCAATCTCCCTTTCGGCTTCGTGAAATAGACCTTTACCTTTGCACTTTGTGCAGTTCAACGCGAAGCCTGAGCCTACATTAATATCCGTAACCTCAGCGAGGTCTAGGCCGTACTGAGACTCACTCTTAGGCGAGCATGGGCATTCTATAGACCGCGACCACCCTACTTTGAGTCCTTTTTGCTCTATTAACTTCCGAAAACGAGACATGTCATAATCGACACGTGCTCTCTTTTTAGTAAGGTTACTCATCTCTTTACACCGTGAACATGTTTACAGAGCGATACTTACTCTTCAGAGTCTTCATGATCAGCTTTAGTTGGCGTTGGAAAGATGTGATTCTGGCAGAGTAACCACCGTACATCGCAGACGCTGTAGTCCCTACTGATTGAGAGAGGCCATCTACGCTGATACTTAAGTCAGAGATACCCGCTCCAATAATAAGGTCACCCGCGACATCTAACGGATTCAAAGCAGCGCGTAATAAGATAGCCCGCTTTATCAAAGGGTCTACGGTATCTAAATTCCAAGATACTAGTATGTTACCTGCGTCCGTTGATCTAGATAATACAAAAGAGTCGGTCCCTGTTTGTCTACAGAAAACCTCTGGGTCGTTTGTACTGATATATGGACGCATACCTCGAAGGTGTGTGTCTATGGATACCTCTACCTCTTTTTCTCCAGCAAGAATGGTCGATTGTCCTGAAGAGAAGGTAAACCCTGACGTATAATCTATCGCGAAATACGCAGGTACATACGAATAAGGAGAGAACACATCCCCAAAGAGGAGAGGTAATCCGCTTCTGAAGAAGAAGCTACCTAGTGTCTCTGCTGTAGGTACAAGATGAATTTGCCCATGCATCCCTGAAGCGAAAGTCGCCCAAGATGAAGGCATATCAACTGCTGGGTAATTACCCAGAGTGATCTGTAATTTATCAACCGATATAACTGGTCGATGATCTAGGTGAAAAGGGTAGAATGCGTCTTTATCTTCAATACGCGCATCGTGCCTTTCACCTTTAACTTTAAAAGGGTCTATCTGTATTCCAAGTTCCATCTCTACGTAGTTGATAGAAGACTCTATCATGTGTGTAAAGAAATCGTCGCTAAAGGTCGCACCCTCATCGTCTCGGAAGTCTACACCTTCGAGCGTGGTGGCTTTTAGCAAGTCTGGAGTTATGATATCCCTGATAGCCATTATTTAGTGGCCTTACGCTTCCTGCGCGTGGTGCGCTTCTTAGGCTTTTCAACCTGCTCAGGCTCTTCGATAACCTCTTGAGGCTTTTCGATAACCTTGGTGTAACGCCACACGTCAGGATGTGCGTCCAGTGCTGCTTTCAACTTCTCGTTGACAGGAGTAAGTAACGTACCACGCGCATCTAAAGAGAGCGCAAACCCTCTCCATAACAAGTTCATAGATCTTGGATTCATGAATAGTTGGCGTGTATACGTATACATACTTTAACCTATCTTAGTGTAGATCTGACATCCAGTTAGGATCATGTGCAGATACATTTGCAGAAGCGATACCTGCGTTCTTGATGCAGAACATCTTGCCAGGTGTCTTAACTACAGGAGTACCGAAGAGCATGAGCATGAATGGCTTCGCTGTAGCTACTTCTGCGAGAGGTCTACGTAGGAAGTCAAGGAGACGTACAAACTCAAACACCTGTGGATCATGTTGTGCAAACACGATCTTAGATGTGTTGTACATACAACCGTCAGCACCATCGTTCTTGTCTTCAACAACAACATTTGCTCCTCCGTTGGCAGGGATCTCTTTGATGAGACGAGCAGTAGACTCCGCACCGTTAGTCGCTGTGCGATAAATACGGTAGTATTTCGCATCAGAAGCACCTGCAATAGTGAACGAGATAGAGTCGTTATTACCTACAGCTGTTTTCGTATTTGTAGCTATTGCGTCAGAATAACCCTTATCATTAACTGCTACAACGTAGTATGTGTAAGTACCCGCAGGTAAAGTGCCTTGGGCATCATTCACAGTTGCATCAATAGAAAACGCGGGATTCGCTGGTTTATTTACACCAAATCCCGCAGCAGGTTTACGAGTAGCGTAGTGCAAGAATGGAGCAGCCTTAACTTGAACAGGTCCGTAAGGAGCCATGATGCTCAAGTTAGATGCACCGAAAGTCAATCCGTCAGCTGCGTTATTCACTGAGAATTGATCGTGACGACCAGACTCTACAGATTGTTTGATAAGCTCGCTGTGGATGCGTGGTTCAACATAGATCGTATCGGGACGACCATAGTTTGGCGCAGAATAAACTTCACCAAGAGCTTCTTGAAGAAGAAGAGGAGAAGCTACACGACCTGCGAGGTCATATACGTTAGGTCCACGACCTGTACCGCCTGCTTCGATCTGAGCGCAGATACCGTCAAAACCCTTATCGTTAAGAACTTCGCGTCCGTACCAGAGTTGCTTCTCAACTTTACCAAGAAGGCTCATTGTTCCGCGCATAGTCTCTTCTGCGATAGCCTGACGGTTATCACCGATCAAACCGACCAAAGAAGCAACGTCAGAAATCTGTCGTCTCTCTGCCATGTACTTGATCTTAACGCTCTTACGCTCGTACTGACTGTTGTTAGTAGCAAAGTCTGACTCTGCTCCACCACCTTCACCGATGAAGGGATCGAGGTCTAGACCATGCTCATTAACAACTACGTACTCATGTAGTGTGTTAGTAACATTAGCTTTAGGGATCATAGGCCACAAAGCGAGTTCACGCATTGTGTAAGTAGCAGAAGCCAAGCTTCCCTCAATGCTCTGAGGGACGAGTGGGCTAAGAGCAGCACCTGCGTCAGCAGCCGCGCCTGTTTGATACCCTACAGTAGACTTACGTAGTGCATTGTTTAATTTAACGAGGTCCTCTACAGGAACCATCTCATTTGATGTTGGAAAGTGCATAGGACCCCCTTATAGATTAAGCTCTGCCGCTACAGCAGCAGGATCGAAGTTAGAATCAAGTTTAGAGATGCCTCGCATAAGTTGGACCCTGCGGTCACCCATCACACCACCTTGCAACTCACTGAGTGCTTTGGTTAGGACATCATTGTAAGAGATAACAGTCTCTTCTACAGCTACGTCAGCAGGAGCAATAGCAGCTTCTGTGATTACAGCTTTAGGAGCTACTGGAGTCTCCGCGATATCAGTAACGCTCTTCTCTAGAGTAGAGAGACGCTCTGTTAGGTTAGTAAGTGTCTCAAGAACCTGATCAACGCCTTGTTGAAGGGCTACGACAGACTCTTTGTTTTGCTCGATGATCGCATCAGCACTCTTGGTGATAACTTCGATCTCAGGATTCTCTACTTGGTTTGCCTCTGAGAGAGATTTGTTGAGATCAACAAGCAACTCCTCAAGGCGACTTAAATCGACAGTCTGTGTATTCTCTTCAGACATTGTGATCTCCTTGGAAAAAGGGTGAATGAGACTTATAATAAGGCCCTGTGTGATTTATATCTACACTTAATGTTGTAAGGCAATCTTTAAGATTCTAGACATCGTGGATCCACCTAAACAAAGGTGATTACCTTTGCTTTTGGACATGAGTTGTGAAACCTCTGCTAGATCAATATTAGCCCACTGATCTTTCAGTATAAGTTTCGCTATTTTTTTAGCCTGGGAAGAGGCGGCAGGTGACTTCTTTCCTCGTCTAGCTGCTTTACGTATAGCGAGGCGTTCTTCGTCCGTGAGGACGATACGAAGTCTTCTGTTCTCATCAGGTTCAGGTAAAGGAGGAGGTACTGGAGGCGCAGGTAACGTCTCCTCCTCATGTCTATCTTCAGGCTCCATAAGGTCGATTGTTACGACTCTTTTACGTGCCTTTACAGACTTCAACATGTCACCAAAGGTTGTGTACATAAAAACCTCTACCTCAGAAAAAAAGATCTAGCTTTTTGCGCCTTCAAAAAGTTCTCGCGCTAACCGTGAACAGTCTGCACTACTCAAAGAAGGGAATGTTCGGGAGACCATCTCTTTGATTTGCTTATAAGTGATCATTGCGGGTTGTTTCTCAAAAACTTTATCCGCCTCAGACTTCATGTATTCGGCTAATTCTGTCTTCAAGACTTCGCGAACAGTAGTTTCTAACCCTGACATATCGCCTTCTAACGATTGAGCAGCTAAAGGAGACATCGCGTCTGTGGAAGGCTGTGCTGGCGTTTGATAACCAATACTACGAGCGATGATATCTAGAACTGCGTCTGGGTTTACAGGATGTGCTGTTACAGAGACATTTAAGATTCGTGCTTTCGTAATGACAGACTTGTCCTCTTCAGAACGCTCCAGTACTTGCCCTTCTACAGAAAAACCAAGAGACCGGTTAATGTCTGCCTCTTGTAAAGCCTTGGCTGTGTCGTAAACTTCTTTACCGCGAGGACGGTTAAGTAGGATGTGTCCTTCGATCTGCGTAGCATTACCTTTGTCTGTGATCTTCGTCTCTACCGAAGTAGGCACACCTACGATGAACTCAGGTCCCTGCATATGCTCATAGTTAATCCAGCCTCTACGAAGGAAATAACTCCAATCCATACCCTCTTGTAGGATGGTGTCTCCCTGCAAATCTATTGTGTCCGTAGATACAACACCTGAGATGGGAGCTTTCGTTAATTTTTCTTCGCCTGATGACTTAGAGAAGTCAATAGGTGTCCAGATAGAGAAGAAGTTATTCATTTTCAAATCCTGTTAGTACATCGTTCTAAGTATATCACAAAAAGTCACTCTCATTTTTACGTATCCACGTAAGAAGCTTTTTATGTTGGTCTTGTGTGACAACACCTTTTTCAACATCTACTCCTACCATACTTAACAAAGCGAGTGTTTGCTCTTCGGACTCCGAACCCGTAAACTGAAGTATTAAATGAATACCTAAATCTAACGCTTTAATGCGCCCGATCTCTTGCCGGGTGAGGTAATGATCTGGGTTACTTAGTGTGGTTACGTTAACCTCACTGGGAGATAGTAAAGTACCCCTAGATCTCTTAGCTCTTGCGTACCTTGAATACACCACACCTAAGTAGTTTTCTTCATCACACACCTTACACGCGATAGCGCGTCTGTAATTGAGATCTAAATGCCAATTACTCGCACTCACAAAACCGTCGTAACAGAGGTTATTTATTGTGTGTATAATCCAATCACGCATCTCGATAGATCGTTCGTTTTCTACAGTGTACAAAAGACCTAATATAAGATCTAAGGTGTACTCTCCTGCCTTACTCGAAGAAGCCATTGCTGCTTCGGGAATGTGGGAGAGTTGATCTTTATAGTCTTTTATACGGATTGTCTCAAAGATACGGTTTTTTTGGAATTTAGCAACATCCTCTAAAGATATACCTAGCCTTCTAGCTATATCTACGATAGTGAACCACATTCTAGTAGATTCGCCTATTCTGTAATAAGGGATGCCGAAAAAATCTTTAATCATGCACTGACACCTGCTCTTCTGCGGTAGGTCTAGCGAATAAAGTATCAGAGAATCCCATACCTTGTATATAGGCAGAATTCATAATTACAGACCCTTTACCATCAGGCAGAGGAGCCAGGTCATGCTCAGACCTTAACTCGTCAATCGTCATAAACGCCCTACCTTTAAGCGCATCCATCTCTACCTGCTCCTTAACGGGTAACATATCAAGACCTGTGAAGACCATCTCAAAACGAGAGTTTAGTTCGTTCACGATGTATTGGTTTAACCAACACTCTATCGCACGTAACATCGGCCTCAACCCTTTCTCTTTAGAAGAGATGATCTTGTGGTTCACGTGTATCTGATTAAAAGTGTGCTTCACACCCTCTTGACCGAAGTCAAAACCTACTTCAGAAGGATCTATCTGATAAATAGCGCATAGTTGCTTGATGTTGTAGTGAATCCAATGCTGAAATTCCATCTCTTTGTTAGTAGAGCTTAGGTTTAACGCCTTTAGATCCTCATTAGAATCAGGATCTAGCTGTACAAGAGGGGTCTTCTTAGCGTTGTGACTACCACTCAACATCGAGTAAAACTCTCGCCTAAAGCTTCTGAACAGTTGAGGATGCATCTTGCTTTTTACAGCGACTATGCCTGAAACCGATATACCATTGGTGAAATTACTCGCGTTATAGGTTTCTGCGTTCAGGAGATGGGTTAATATCGAGACCACATCTTCAAGTTCTGGGTATCCGTAACCTCTAAAGCGTAAATCAGATCTTGGTCTTCGTACACCGAAACACAACTCTTTAGCGTTCCATTGAGCTTGTACTTTATTATCTACTACTTGAACAAACTGAGGGATAGTAGGGTCTCTTCTGCCTGTGTCTCTCTCGTCTTTAGTGAGCCGTGTCCTGCGCACCGTCGCGCTGTCTATATTCATGAATCCTGCGATGTCTCCGCGTCTGTTACGGATGACCTCGAAACATGCCTGATCATACGTGAGACTATCCCTCACTAACATCCGTAGAAAAGACTCAAAGTTCGATTCAAAACTTAGGCGGTTATCCCCGCACTGGAGCATAAAACCATACAACTCTTGGATGATCTCTAAATCTTCGTCTGTAGGGATACTCGCTCTGTTCTTAAGTCGGATCTTAAAACCTATATCCCCTCCCCCCATCGCAGGTCTAGCAAACTCCGCTACTTGGTTGATCCTTGTTTGGATGATCGCAGCGATCAGAGGAATCTTCGTCATCGAGTTGAGTTGACCGTAATTCAAACCTCTAGTGGAGTCCGCCTGGGTAGGGGAATCGTCGTCCATCATGTAGTTAGCGATATCCTGGTTAGAATAATGCTTTGCTTGAGGTTCGGGTGTAACTACGTCTGGCTCAGGTAAGGCTTTCTCTACTGTGCTACCTCTTTGAAACAAGCTAAAGATTCCCATAAGTGCCTCCTATGTGAACGGACTAGATGATGTGCTGTTTTGTTTTCGGTAAGAAATACGTTTTACCATAACTGAATCGTAGTCGTAATTGTCTATATCATCAACCATATGCACAGAAACAGAAGCTTCGGTCAGAGTGCGTGTACCATTACTCTCATACACACCCCCTACACATATCACTTTTGTCGCACCTACTTGGACGATAGCTTTAGCACATAATTTACAAGGCTCCCCGTTAATGATAAACCAACTCCCTATCAACGAGACGCCTCTTCTGGCTGCATTATATATCGCGTTTTGTTCTGCGTGAACACATCCCTGTTCTAAGCGAGAGCCTGATTTAAACCCTTCACGTTCACACGAAGTCCCTGCGCAGAGATCACCGCCATCGCGTAGTCCTCCGTTATACCCTTCTGTGATAATCACGTTCGATTGAGGGTCTATGACTACACACCCAAACTGTCTGCGGATACAATTACTTAAAGCCGCTTTAGATACACACACCTTCACCCAATGTTTCAGATGTTTGGCTTTCATAAGTTATCTATTGCTTCAAAGGTTTTGGGGAAGATCTCGCGAAGTAATACCTCAATAGCCTTCGCTGACTCTTGGGTCTCTTTTTGAGAGTGTGGTGAAGTGCGAAGCCTTAAGAAGTGTAACCAATTATGTAAACTACCTGTCATCCAAAAAGTAGTATACAGCGATTGAGGTAACACCATCCTCGCTTGTTCTCTACATACCCCTTTTTGTAGAAGTTCGTAAAAGACTTCTAAGGATTGAGTATGTAAAGCATTAATATAGTTAAAAAGCCTATAATCCTCTGATACTATTTCTTCTGTAGAACATTGAAGGTTCTTCTCGCTTTGTTTTCGTAAGCTTTTAGGGACGAAGAATTCTATCTCTTTAGATGTGTATCTGCGGGACACTTCATTAAAAGAGAAGGTACGATGCCTTATAATCTGATTCTTTACAAACATAGGCACTTTGATGCGGAAAGTGATTACGGAGTGCTCAAAAGGGCTCGTATGTTTCTCACGCAACATGAAAGAGAGTAGACGTTGGTCTTTCTCTGTAACCTCCCCGTCTTCTAATCCGTCAAGATCGTTTAGAAAACTAACCCTTGCCGCGTTACACGCTCTCAAGTCATCTCCCATCCAATCAACAAGGCTCACCTCACCTATAGTATCGTCGTATAGGTTTATAGTATCTCTAAACATGTATTAACCCTAGTCAATTACTTAATGTTTGAACTAACGTCTCCACCCTACCCAAACATTGATTGATTTTATCTAATTTTTGATCTATCGTTGCGAATTTAGCTGCGTTAGCTACTTGCGAATCCTCTAAAGATCGCACTTTTTCTCGAAGTTGTCCCATAGCCTCTGCGCTGCGCATCTTATCTTTCATGTAGGAGAAGAAGCCTAGAACTAACCCGCCTAGGGAAACGAAAGACGCAATATATGAAGAGTCCATTGTATTACCTCGCAAGCATAAAGCCTGTGCAGAAAGCTCCCGATACGAGAGCACCCATAGCTCGATCACCCCAGACGGAGCATTCGATTTTAGGACAAGTGAGAGAGTTTGCAGTATCTGTAACCAATGTAACACATTCGTCAGCTACATCTACAGATTCTTCTCTACATGTTAAAAGCTCTGTATTCACGTCTTCATATTTGGTTTGTAAATACTCCACTCTCGTCACAGACTCATCGAAACGAGCCATTAACTCTAACCATCTTTGAGGTCCGTAAGCAACTACAGGCTCTTGAACTATACACCCTTGAGGTATACGAAAAGGTTCCCCGACTTTGATTGAGGCAACATGTTGTTCTCTGGTAGGACAAGGGACTAGCTTCTTCTCTCCGTCAAGAGTGATCCAAGTCCCTGTATACATTA